ATTCCATACTTGAGCTGCAACCGTCCAGCCAGTTAGATTGATGGCTGCGCCAGTGCTGTCATCGAATTGCACAGTAAAACCGTGATCTGCCCGGCGTTGCAGTGGGAAATTATATTGGCCGGGAGAGATTGCCATAACGCCATTCTAGCCCTTGCCCTGGCCCTGGCCACGTAACTTCTTGCGGCCATGACTGGGCTTGCTGTGTGTGCCATTGCCTTGACGGGTGAGCTTTGGTTTGCCCGGTTGATGCTGAATTGCAGCGGCGCTGGTGTTGGTCTTACTACGCACAGCCATAAGGTCACCCGCTTATGTCAGCGTCAGGATGCCCGTGGGGTCCCAAACAATAGTGAAGGTTTCGCCGTTAAGTAGGTTTACAGTTGTACCGTAATCGTAGTAGCCGATAAGGGGGTCGCTGGCAGCAGTGTCGTTGTAGAGGACTATGTAGCGAAATGCTGGAACGGTGTCGGTTGCTGTAAGTACTAAGTCGGCGGCGTCCAAGGTGTATACACCGCTTGTTTGTGAAGAAGTTATGCCTGTAAGATTGCGTCCAGTAGTAGTACCATCCTGAATGCTACTGTAACTTATTTGGGAGATGCTAGACAGCAGACTGCTGTTGTTTGTGGGGGCGGACGCAGTTAGCGCTACAGCTAAAGTGTCGGTTTGCCAGTTGTGTACACCTTCAGCCAAGGCTTCAACCAAGGGGTTGAACTTAGTGAATACGGCCATGGTGCTTAGCCTTCGTAGATAGTGTTTACAGAGCCACCGTCGAAGGTGTCGGTGCTGGTAGTGGTTATGCGTAAGCGGGTAAGCACAGCCGACAGTTCTTTCGTACCACCGGCGATAATTGCAGAGGCGGTGGCGTCGGTACGGCCGCCGGCAAACGATGCGACCCAGATATTCCCACTTATGTTTGAGATGGTCATCGAGCCGCCAACACCTGCGGCGTTTAGACCTACTCGGACGATAAAGCCTGCCGTTGAGGTGGCTGCACTGCTGTCCACTGCTGCACTGGCGTAAGAGGAGGCGCTGGCGTAGCCGGTGATTTCAAAGGCGCTGGATGTGCCCAGTTGAATAAGCAGGTCTGCGGTGGCGGAGAGGGAGACATTGTTGAGCAGCACCGTGACCCGCTTGACCCAACTGGGGATGCTGGTGAAATCGATTTCGGTGCCAGTGGTACTGGGAACTGCGGTGTTGCGTACCAGTCGTGCTCGATCCACGTAGGTTTGGACCCCGGAGCCGTTCGTGCTGAGGACTTGATCGGCGCTGCCTGCAGCGGCGGGGGCTACAACTAGGCCGAGGTTTGCCAAAGCAAGCGTTCCTACAACAACAAAGTCTGTGTTGCCGGCGTTGCGGATCTTGAGCAAGCCTGTGGTGGTGTCAGGCCACCACTGGTAGGCGTAAGTGGGAGAGGGAGCGGTTGCGCCACTGTTGTTACTTACAATTGCAGCTAATGCGTTATTTAGATCTGCTCTAACGGCTGCTCCGCTGGCATTATCTATTACGTAGTCGTGCTGGGCCATGGTTTTAGATTCTCCTGCCGTGGCCGACAGATGTATGGGTGAACTGGCGGCTCACAAAAGTGCCCCCACTATTGAAGAAGACTACCTGGAAACTGGTGGTGGTGACGTTCGACAACATGAAGTGGTCGCCTGTGTCCATGTCCATGGGGGTTATGTTAACCGCCGGGGTGTCGTAGAAGGGATGAGCGAAGCTGACTGTAAAGGTGCTGACGGAATCCAGGGGACCTAGGCCGTCAAAATCACCGCCAACCGCCACCCCATCTACACCCGTATCACTACCTAGTATAGCAGAGCGTTCCACTCGCTGCTGGAGTTCAAGCAAGGCACCGACCTGGGTGAGGATGAGGTTTTGGCTGGCTTGCTCGCTAAATGCAGCAACCTTGAACTGAAACCCCCGCCCTCTTAGCAGGTTGTTGGTGCAGATGCGCCATTCGCTCCAGGTTGGGCTGCCACTTGGGTTGTCTGGGGTGTTGCGTACATAGATCAGGGCGTTGGTGTCGGCTACGTCAGCGCCATCCAGGTCGCCCCAGGTGTCCAGGTCGGGCAGGTTGTCGTCAAATAAAGCGGCGATGTTGAAGGGGAGGACGGCAAGTCGGCGGGTGATGTTGACGTCGTAGACGGCAAGCAGATCTACGGGGGCAGCGAAGAGGTATTCGCCGGTTGTGGCGACTCCGCCTTGGGCGTCGAGGGTGCCTAGGGCGTCGAAGTTGTTATTGGAGGCCAGTGTGTCGAAGAGGGTGCCACCGTCAATACTTAAGCCGCCTCGCTCAGAGCTGTAGTACAGGCCGGTGAGCGTACCGGCAAAGCCTGTGAGGTCTTCAGCGACCGAGGCAACCTGCAGCCGTGGATGAGGGCTGGGAAGCTCGATGGAGGTGGAAGAAACGGTTGAGGACCGGATACCGCCGCTGGTACTGAATTTGAGTAAGTAGGTGCCTTGGAGGAGGGGCACCACGGTTGCGCTTTGGGCGCCAGCAGCATTGGGAACTAGCTGAGTACTGGATTCCCACAGCGCCCCACCTAGAACAGGCTGGTGGCGGATGATTACCTTTCCGCCAACGGTGACGCTGACATCTGAGATCGGGTTCCAGCTAAGGAGGCCGGTGGTGTCATCTATGGGGGTTATTGAAGCGCCTGTGACGTTTGGTGGAACGACAGCCTGTATGGAGATGGAGCGCTGCAGTTTTGTGGTCGCAGAACGCACGCCTAAGCCGTTTATAGCAGTAATTTCAATCTCGTATGTACCTGCGTCAGCGTTGCGTATCTCCGCTGATGGTACGCCTGTTTTAAAAGTCTCCCAGTTGTAGCCCATTAGGATACCAACCTATAGCGCACTTCGTATTCTGTCGCTTCAGGAGCTGCTTGCCAATTGAGTAGAACTTTGTTTTGTAGTTGGCCGTCTTGTTCGTAAGCGGCAACTGTTGTGCTTGCGTTTTGTGGCGACGCTGGCGTTTCTATGTTTAGGGGTAAGTAAGTTTTACGCACCAGGGAACGGCCTCTTTCGATGTAGTCGTACTTGCTTGGATTGTAAGACAAGGCGGTGATGATGTATTCAGTACCGTTCTGCTCCTGTACTCCCAATACGCGCCAGGTACTGGATTGCATGGTGTTGTTATTATATATAAAAGCACCTCCTATAAGCGGGGCCGAGGTGAAAGTGTCTAACACTGTCACCTTGGCTCCACTTACATCGGTAACTGTTTTTGTAGTTACTGTGCCGTCTTCTAAGGCTACGATAATTGTGGGTGAGCCTGAGGTAGGAAGATCGGTAGCTGCTCGCTCATCTATTACTACATAGTCATTGCCTGCAGCTGTTACTCGACCACCACGCCGTACACCAGAACGTAAAGGATCGCTTACTGCAATTAACATGCCTGGCCTTACAGCTATGCCTGCTTCTAAAGAGGTTTTAAATGTAAGAGTTTCATTTTCATAATTTTCAGTGTAAAGAAGCCACTCGCCTAATCTATAAGCTTGGCTTCTGCTTGTACAGGCAAACGCTGTTACGTCTGCTGTAATTACGCCAAATTTAGCTATAGCTTCGGGGTCTTCGATGGACTCGTAAGCTAGTTCTTGAGTTTCGATGTCTAGGTAGCCAACGACTGCTACTGTGTGACGTGTCTTTAGGCTACTGCCTGTGTATTGAAAGCCCTCATCGGAAATGTTAGTTTGATTGAAAACGTATAAGGGGTCGGTGGGGCGATCTTGTGACAAGAGGAGGAAGCCGGCGCTCCAGTAGGGCATGGCGCGGAACACGCTGCACATGTCGTTAATTAGTTTGTATGCTTCTACGCTTGTTTGAATAGATACGTTGCAGGAAAATCGAGGTTCCGTTCCTCCCTGCCCATTGTCTACATATTGATTACAATAAACACTCGCTTGATAAAAACTAAACTTGTCCATGTCACGGACAGCTATATTGAATCCGTAACGGCAGTTTGTGAGAAGGTCATATAAGCACCAGGCAGGGTCCGAACACCAAGTAGCCGCCTGGAATGTGCCGTCCCAGATGCCTGTATAAGTTAGGCTGCCATTTTCAATATTTACCGTTGCATTACTAGGGATTTTTATTCTTAACCCCCTTACATGGTAAGAGCGCAGGGGGACTCGGCTGAAGTCTTTGGCGTTAAGTTGGAGAGCAACTAAAGCGGAGTTTGGGTATCTAAGTTTTGCGTCGGTAATTTCTGTGAAACTTGCCCAACTGAAAGAGTTTTGAGTTTTAGAGTCTGAGCTGTCTGGACTTACCCTTACTACACGTATATCTACAGGGAAAGCGCCTGTAAGCGCAAAGGAGTGACTGCGTTGATAGGAATCGCCTGTACGCCCTGACAAAGTTTGATCTACAACTACGTTGTAACCTCCTCCATTATAAGCAACTTGAATCTGATAGCTAACTTCACTGCCAACAATATCTCCCTTATCTGTAACCCTTTGTAGGGCGGGAAATGTCAAGGTTACCTGGATTCTGTCAACATCAGTGTCTGCAATTTGACGAACAATAGGTTCGCCATTAAGCACTGCTACATTTACAGTCTTTTCATTCTGGGCATTGTTAAATCCACTTATAAAGTCTTGTGTTTGAGTGCCACGACGGGTGGCTATGGTTGCGTTTTTAAAATTATAATCACTGGAAGATGGATTAGTGGGGTCTGCAGACTTCCTTAAGATGGGTGTTTTGTCGAAGTAGATGTCTTTGAGGAGAGCAGTGTTGTAGGCAGCTGTTCCTCTTTCGTATGCCCGAGCAGAAGGAAACCCCTCTATCATGCCTTCGCCGATTAGATCAATTATCTTGACATAAGCGGTGGAGTTTAGAGAGTCATCAGCAGTAGTAGGTGTATACCCTCCACGTCCCTTACCGCCGCCGGAGCCTGCGGTAAAGCCAGGACCCAAGCCAGCGTTGTGGACTCGGATGCCGCCAGCAACGAAGGTGTGGTGCCCCTCTACGGTCAGGTTGTAGACCGTGCCAGGGCCTAAGGGGGTGCGCTCCACAATGGGGCGGAGGTGATTGTTCTCGTCAATCAAGCAGTCGTTTTCGCCTAGGGTTCCTATTTCGACAAAGGCGTTGAATTGGTTGAGTACCCAGTGGTTAGGAGTTGCGTCTAAGTAGGTGCCTCCCCATAAGCTGAAGCGAGTGACTGGCTCGTTTTCGTGTACGTGTAAGTGGAGAATTTTGGCTTCGTGGAAGACACCGCGATCGTCAAAACTAAGTACAAAGTCACCGACTTGCAAGGTGTCAATGCGCTGCACTCCATTAGGCGTTCTTACGGGCGTATGGCCTAAAAAACACCCAAATGCGCCAGCTATTGCAAATGTCATGGGTTTACAATTATAGCGTCAGGATCACTGGGTCCTCCAGTGCTATCTTCAATAGTGGCACCTGCACTAATAGTTATACTTCCAACGATTACTTGTCCGTATATTATAGGAATGGGCAATCCACTTCGGCTAGTATTTTGAATACCTGAAAAGCTGTAACTTTCCTTAGGGTCTTTTTCGCCTAGTTGCGTACTCGGCACTGGAGATAGTAGTTCAGCTATTCCACCCAAGACCAAACTTGCGCCGATGCCTAGCAGGATGGGGGCGAGGGCAACGCCGAAAAGGGCTACGCCAGGAATGAAGAAGCTGACGGCAATAAGGAGCACGCCGACAATGATTCGGCCGATTGCACCAGCGCCCGCGATGACAGGGGTGATGGATATGACTTCGGTTTCGCCGACTGGGTGGTGGAGTTCGTGTTCGGAAAGGATGTGCTTGCCCGTACTGACTCGGTAGTACTGGTCCGCCATCAGGTGTTCGAGATGCGGGAAATTGCTGATCAGGAAGCGCACGGCCTCTGCCACGCTCTCCACCTCTGCACGAAATACCCGCTGCCCTACCTCTTTGGCGAGTTGCCCGTAGATTTTTATAGTTTTCATGCTTGCCCGACCTGGAGCTTCATCCAATTATAATGCCTAAGTCTTTTGCCAGTGATGACTTCGTACCAGCCGCCGCCGCCGTAGATGTCACGGCTACTAAGGCGGCCAGCTAAGTGGTGAAGGATCATGCTATCGCCGATGTAAACTGCACAGTGGTCTAAACCTTTGCTGTTAATTCGCATTAGTAGTGCGTCTCCTCTTTTAAGTTCTTCTTCTTCGTCTATAAGACTAAAACCTGCAGCAGCCCAACACTCATCAAATATAGGATTTCTTTCAAACTCCCTAGGATCTGCAGGACGTGGCCAGTCAGGCAACAAGATGTTGTTTTCAATATACCAATCACGCACAAGACTCCAGCAGTCTGCTACGCCCCAGGTGTATTCACGGCCGACAAGGGGGGCCTTGAAGCCGCAGGGAGCAAGTTCTGCCCAGGTGTTGACAACCGGGTTGCAGATGACCCAGGGCAGGCCAGACGACTCACAGGCAATGCGGTCCGCCTCGCTGGGGGCAGCGGCTGTTTTGGGGTGGCTGTGAAACACCGCCGTAATCTCGCCCAAGTTCTCCGCAGCCGCGTAGTCCTCCGGGTCAAGAATAAACATGTCACTAGCATTAGGCGCTAAGTTCTTACAGGGAATATACCGCTCTCGCCCTTTTACAACTACAACAAGACCACACGCCTCTTTAGGCATTTCTGCTAGTGCATGTGCAAGCGCTTTGTTACGGGCAGCTTTTTTCATTAGAAGCTATACTGACCAATACCAGGGAAGGAGCCGAAGGGCAAAGGATTGTTCACACCAAAGCGGGCTTCGCAACTGGTCAACCGCTTACCACACACGTCGTTGCTTTCATTGGTTGGTACGTCATTTTCGTTAAAATAAGCGGTGCCAGTGTAGGAGCATTCTGCAGAGCGATAGCGCCATTGACAGATGTTGTTTATGGTTTGGCGTTTTGGCGCTCGTACACCGGCTAAGTCTAAGGCAGAAACCAGTTCAAACTCAACAATAGTATTAGTCTCGGCCGACTTACGATCTATAAAATATACCTCGACAGGCATGATCGCAGAAGGGTCACTGGCGCCAAAAGGATTTACGTCGCCCTCAAAGTTTTCAGCGTCTAGGAAGCGGGCTAGTGTGCGGATGCGTTCCACACGAGCACCTGCAAGGTCGGCGCTGAGGGCGAACTCGCTGATCTCAAGCAGGACTGTAGTGATGGTGGCGTCTACGTTGGCGATGCGGACCGTGGGGCGAGGCATCGCTCCGCTGCCTGTGTAGTCAAACCCCTCCGCCTCCACAGGCCATGCGTAGAAGGTATTGCCATTCCAGACAACGTGGCCGCTGATCGATTTGGCGTTTACCCCAGCATGGAAGCGGTAGGTTTCGCAGACACCGTGGATACGGGTGCAGGTGGTTACCTGAAAAAGCTCAACAATTGAGCTGGGGCTCAGCTTGGCCAGCTCTTGGCGGACTGCGATGGTTACTGTCACGGTTTACCAGCGACCGTCAGGGCATCTCATATATGGTACACGCGCTTTGAGCTGCATGTAGCAGCCGCATAAGCGGCAGCGGTGTGTGGTTGGGGTGTAGTGGGGGCAAGCCGCGCAGATCAGTAGGCGTTCAGAGGGGAGCAGGGGTTTGCCGGGGTTTGGCATCAGTCTCTTATTTGTGCTATATCAAAAAGACGAGTGTTTAGCTCAGGAGCAGTGGCCGTAAAAGATACGGAATAGCTAGCAAACTCGGTTCGCACGCTTCCCCAAGTGTTAAGTCTGGGTAGGGCTTTGGTTTCAGTTACGCTAGTTAGAGGATTTGAAGGTACGTTTGTACGGCTTAGCATGGTGCGAGATTCGTTAGGGTAGTCGGTGCTTGAAATAGAAAATAATTCTACTTGTTGAGTGGTGTCTACATGATCTCCGCTGTCAAATTTTAGCAAAAGAGTTTCTGGGCTGTAAGAATAAGTCGCAAGTTGCACTAATACACTGTATATTGCGGCGGAGTTTCTATATCTCCGGGTAGATACTATAGTTCCTTCAGTTGTAATTTCTAGTATGTAAGCGTACGTCCTCCCGCTAAAATCAAAAGTATTTACTCTATTACCTGCTACAAATATACGATCGCCTGTAGTAATAAGTAACTGGAATTCGCCTATCTCATTTAAATAATCACTGCCAAAGTCCTCGCTTAAAGAAAAGTACTTTTGCCAAATAAGGTTACCTGCTGCACTAAACTTAAGTATGTTAATTGTTGTATTGTAACCGCCGGTGGTAAGTCTACAAGCTGCGTATACGTTTAATGATGAGTCAGAGCCTATACAACCACGAAAACAAGATACATTTCTTTGGCTGTAGGCAGGGAACCCCGACTCAGCTATAAAAGATGTGTAAGGCCATTGAATAAAAGCGCCTGTAATTGCGTTTAATTTTAAAAAAGTTGGAGCAACCCCCGGGCTTTGTCCAACTCTACCTGAAACGTATATACAATTGTTAGAGTAGTGCATACCGTGAAATACAGTAGCTGCGTCTTTGTATCGATATGAAGCACTAAGTGAGTAGTCCCATTCATACGTATTACCTGTCCAGCGTGCCCCCCATTGCACATTTAAGTTGTAGTTAAGTTTTATAATCCATCCTGTTTTTGTTTCGTTAATTCCATTTACCCAAGTATTGTCTCCTATAGCGTGCGTAGATGCAATGTACCAATTTCCTTGAGGATCTTGCACTACTTGTTCTAAGTCTCTCGCAAAATATCCATTGTCAATTATGAGAGCTTTAAAAGACTTAGAAAATAATATGTTTCCGGTAGTTTTTGATATACGCAAAAAATGAACATTGTAGTTATAAGTGCCTAGGGCATTAGTGCCTGCCGTAGTTTGTGTTCCGTTAGCGCTACAAGTGTTATATATTAGCCATAAGTTATTGTATATATCAAATTTAATATGAGCAGGCGAAAACAAAAGCAAACCATCTGCACACTTATATTGTTTAGTCCACAAGATTGAAGCGTTTAACCTAGAGCTACTAATCTTTGTAACTACAGGACCTGCGCAATAAGGAGAAGGACCATAAGCTTGCGTCGAAGTCCATCTATGCGTAGCATAAACTGCGCCGTCTATATCTCTAACTGATTCCGTAAAGTCGCGGTTGGGATTTAAAGAAGGACTGCCGCCGCCCCCAAGGGTGTCAACCCGGAAGAAGCGGGTGTAGTAGATGTCTTCGTAGTCGCAGTAGCCATCTGCGCAAAAGGGGTCACCATCGGAAGGAGTAGGAATGAGAGGGAAGGGAGGTGGCATGGCGAGGTCTAAGAAAACTCGAAAACTCGCTTGAAGGTGGCGGTAACGTTGAACCAGTTGTAGGTCTGCTGAGTGACGGACCACTCCTCACAGCGCCACCGCTGGGCTGCTGTTGCGTCAGGTGGTTGCCAATCAAAGGCTTCACCGGCGTCTGCGCGAGCCTGTAAGAAGGTGTCGATCTGGGTGGCGTCTGACTCTCTGACTTCCCAGGTGAGACGCCATTCGGGGCGGAGGTTGTTTAAGCCGAAACGCAGCGAGACCTCGTAGCCGTCCCCGTACAGCATCTTGGTGTGTATAGGTTCCGACTGCTTAGGAGCCGGTGTTACAGGCAGGATGGCGGGGAAGGTTGCCATTACATCAAGGGCGGCAGCCCAATCATCTTGCTTTCCCGCCGGCCTTCAGACTGCACAGCGCTTGAGGGAGCGTACCACGTAGGCGTGTTACCCGTTGCATTAACTACGGATTGATATATGTTTTTTATTACAACAGTATTTACTGTCGAGCTGCCCGGCACAAACATAGTGGCAAAGCCGGTAGATTGGGTTGTTTGACCTAAGGGGGATTGGTTGAAGGAGGCCATTAGCCGACTGTTCTAGCTAAGAAAAGAATGCTGCCACTGCTGCCGTGATTTGCAAGAAGCACTTCGTATTCTTCTACACCGGCGGTTACAATAAAAGTGTCTTGAGTGGTCACTGCAGTACTTGCATAGTACGCACAAAAAGCAAAATCTGCAGGCAGAACAGGTGCATAGGGACTGTAC